GGAAGATCGATACCAATCTTCTTGAGTGCCGTTGTTTGGCCTTCTGCTGCCTTTGTGACCATTGTTGCGGCCGTGGCAAGGTCAATGTGCTTATACGCTGCCAAATCCGCTGCAAGCCCAATGTCGTTGATTGCCTTTTGAGGACTCTTGAGTCCAGTGGTGAGATTGGCAAGAGCTTCCTGAACTTGAGCATTCGTGTAGCCGTATTGCTCCATCGACTTTTGAACTTTGTCGATCTGGGGTGCAAAATTGTTGAATTGTGCGCCAGAGTTCTTCATAGCGACGACAAGTTTGTTGTGTGATGTATCAAACTCATCGGCCATCTTGATGCTATACGCACCAACAGCAAGCGCGGATGTGCCAAGGCCAATCAGTGCAACCTTGCCGACGGCGGCCAGTTTGTTGAAAGAACTTGAACCATTTTTGTTGAGACCATCAATTTCCTTGGTCGCAGTTCCCATGCTCTTTTGAAATTGATCAATGTTGGCACGAAGCTCGACGAAGACTGGAGGTAATGAACTCACAAGATTCCTCCTTCTCGTTTGATGGCTTTATCCCAACCCTTTTCAAAAGTTTTGCCCATAAGAGGTTCGACCTTGTCCACAGCTGGTTTGAAATATGGATATTTGGCTTCGAGTGGACGCTTTTTGACATTGTTTGGAAGAGCGCCAATACCAACGCCACCAACATAATTGCCCAAAATGTCGCGCTTTGGTCGCTTGACTCCACCAACACCCTTGTAAAGAACGCCGGACATTCGTCCAGGTGATCCTGCGCGTGGTGAGTTTGTCTGGCCTGTTGTGCCTTCGACTTGAAAGGTCTTGCCAGTGATGGTGCTTGCTCCGCGTTCAGTCCAACGAGGTTCACCTTTGAGGTTTGCCCGAACAGCGGCCTTGAGTTTGTTTTGATTGGCTCGCAATGCGCTCAAGGTTGCCTTATCAACACGACCTTGAATGTCTTTGGCTGTTGAGTTGAATTGAGAAATCCCGCGAAAGACTGCTGAAAATACTTCGCCAGCCATTAGTCATCCTCACCATTTGCCATTGTTTTTGACTTCCGTGTACACCTGATCAATTTGCAAAAGCCAATCAAGAATCACTGCTGATTCATTTTCAAGCTGGGAAGGTGTGCAATGTAAAAGAGTGCAAAGTCGATATGTTTTGAGGTGCTCAGGTAGCTCTCCCCTGACCGTGCCACCCTCAAGCGCCCGACCTAAGCGTCTGAGGGCTTGATGGGGGAATCTGGGTCGTTGTTGAAATCAAATTTTGGCAACATATCAGTTGCGTTCTTGGCGCATTCTTCTTTGAGAATGTCATAGTCAGCAGCAATCAAATCACCTAATGAATCCAAAGTGATTGGGCTGGCAAATGACCATGATTCAACGCGAGCCAATATGGTCAAGTCGTTGAGTTCGTTGAATTCATCGATGATCGAAAGATCCAAAGATGCAGCAACCTTCTCTTGTTCTGACTTGTCGTTCAAATCTGGAGATGCTTGCAATGCTGTCATGGATTGACTTTGCCCGATTTTCATCATGGCTTTTTCAATTGGACGGCGTAATTTCACAGGAACGGCGGCTGTATCGCGAATGGATGCCCAACCGCCGTTTGTGAGAGATATTTTTGTTGACATTATTTTCCCCTGTTCGTTGTATTAGAGTGCTGAATCCGAAGTCTGATAAACGATCGAAAGTGGAACATCTGATCCATCGTCATAAACTGTAAAATCCATTGCAAGGTCGATGACTTCGGGGCCGGATACCTTTGGAGTGTCTCCATTAAACTTCACCGCTGAAAGTGTGATTGTCAATGATTGCTTGTAAGAACCAGTGATTGTGTTACCTGTAAAGGTCAAAGCAATTGCAGTTTGCGCATCGCTGAGAACCTTGTTGAACAATGTTGTGTCGGTAAATTCTGCGGTGCACTTTCCTGTGATCGCACGGAATCCATTGATGACTTGCTCATTCTTGGTTCCACTGCCACCGAAGTTGTAACGACCAACATTGAGAACATTGTCAACTGTCAAAGTGAAGTCGCGGATGTTGGCGACTGCTGTGCCATCGATGGTGATTGCACCTTGTGAGAAATTGAACAAATTATTGGTTGCTGTGTATGAAGCAGTTGCAAGAGATGTGCCAGTTGTGAGCGATGCACCATCAAGTGTGAATTTTCCGGTAGCAATGCCACCGTTGGCAACTGCCAATTCAAATGCTGAAACCTTGACACCTGAAACAGTCTTTGGAGTAACAGTTCCACCATATTGAGGAACGCCAACTTGGGCTGTCATTGAATGACCAAATACATCACCAAGGCTAAAGGTGAAGCTATAAACGCCAGTTGTGACAGTTGTTGGTGATGGGAATGAACCAGTTGCGTGAGCAAGAATTAGTCCAAGTCCGTTTGATGGCAAATCCATCGTGAAATCACCGGTGGCATCTGAAGTGGTTACAACACGACGCTGTGAACGAGGAAGAAGGCCGCCTGAGCGAAGTCCCATTCCGACAGCAGTCTTTTTGTTGTATTGAATTGATTCTGATGTGAACTCATAGAATCGTGAAACTGTTACAGCGTTGTTGAAAGTTGTTTCGGTCGCGATACCCAGCTGCGAACCTATACCTGAGCCAATGGCCATTTATTGATCTCCTAGTTCTGTGCAGCCGGAGCGTCCGGCGTTGCTGTTGGGGCTACTGCGTCAGCAGATGCCCAGTTTGAGGGTTGTTCAAGTAGTGAAGCGGCAGCATCATCTGCCACATCAACAATTTCCCCAGCCTTGACGGTCAACCGCAGGGTGGGAATAACAAGATCACCGAGAGGTGACACATTTTGGATCTTCGCCATGATCGCTCCTAGATTTTTGCTTTGTAGGTGATAACAAATGGAATGACTACGCCAGCACCAACATTGGTTTGACGATAGGAAAAACTTCCAGAAGTTAGGTCTGAATATAGAACTAGCCCACCGAAACTGATGTCTGATCGAATCTGAGTTTCGACTGCCGCCAATAGCGCAAAAGCAGCTGTGCGTAGGCTTGCAAGATTTGTTGTGCCATTGCCAGCCCAAAGAACACAATTGACGCTGCCTTCTTCAAATTTGGAATGATTTCCCAAAAGGCCTTCATATTCCTGATGCATGGAACCAGCGTTGACATCATCGCCCTCAAGTGCGCCATCATGCCCAACTGCAATTGCATTGCCAGGGTATGAGTAGTCAAGCTCTATGCCATCAAAGATTCGAACGCCACTCAAAGCCGCATTTGCCTGAAGATTTGAAACCAGCGTTGAAACAAATGTGGGAAGGACTGAGGTACTCATGCAACACCTGGCAGCTTGATTGGATCAAGCAATTCCATAGCGCGACGAGGAAGCGAATAGGTTGGTGTTGTGTAAAGGTCATCTCCGGTGGTTGATCGAGACATGACATTCATAGATCCGCGCTGGCTCATCCATAGATGACGGATAATTTCCAGCACTCCCTGCTTGGCAGAAGCAGGTGGATTGGCATAGCCAGCAACATAAGAGATGCTGACATTGTTGAAGCCAGGCGACCAATATCCATACGAGCTAACTGCGTAAAGGGTGTCTGACCCCACGCGGAAGAGTCGTTGTCCGGTGTAGTCAAATGAATACGCCGAAGGATCAACAACCACGCCATTTTCATAAACTGAAGTGACTGAAATGATGCGCGGGTGGCGAATTCGAATGAATTCAATGCCGCCATCGTAAAGCTCTGAGGTATAAGTGCGTTGACCCAAGATCACGCCTGTGTAATTTTCGGCGAGTTCCGTCGCTGTATCCATAAACTGACGAATTTGAACATCATCGTTGACGGTGGCACTAGGGATGTCGAGGAATGCCTTGACTTCATCAAGACCAACGATTCCTATCTGGCTGAAATCGCGAACGGTGAAATCATCTGAGTAAGCACTTGCATTGCTGCCCGTTGCCACCCATTTGACTGCGTAACGACCAACAAGTGTTGGTGTGAAGTCGCAGTTATAGGTTCCAGTTGCCGCGTTGACGACCGATCCGCTGACATTTGTTCCATCAGGTAAGTAGATCGTGCAAGTGACCGCTGTGGCGTTCACAACGGCGTTATTGGCATCTGTGAGTGTTATTCCTAGCGGAACGACATCTCCAAGGTCATACACGGCCATGTGATCTCCTAAACCAGTGCGTCACGATCGCGCTTTGTCATAGACGCTGCGGTTCGCGGATTGTTTGTGATTGTTGCGGATGTGCGGTTTGCCTTCGTCATCGACGGTGCTTTGCGGTTGTTGCCAACCATGATCACGGTTTGATGAAGTGGAACTGCAAAACCAAGAAGTGAGATATATCCA